GTACAAATGCGCCTGGAGCTGAAGGATCAGCTACAATATCTGCCGCTGTGGCAAGATAATAGTCGGGCTGAACATAGTTTGTACCATCAATGTTCTTTAATGAGCCCATGCCTCGTGAAGAAACACCAAGTTGTGCACCACCTTTCATAAGGTTTTCTGCAATCTTTCCCATTGGTGTTTCTAAAATCTTTGCTTTACCGATCCAGCAATCGCTTTCTTCTCTTAGATTCACAATCATATGGCTGACGCGATCAAGGTTAATTGTTGGTGTTTCTGGATGTCCTAATTCGCCGAATGCTCTTTTCTTGGATACAAATTCATCCATATAACGAGCAACTTCTTTTCTTAAAACATGCTTAGGATATACACGACCATTTTTGTTTTTCTTTTCAGCAACCAAAAATGGACCTTCGATATGAAGTGAAGGTTGACCATTTACATCTTCGGTCAAATACTTTACTTCTTCTACTGTTTCTCTGATTAATTTCATTCTTTGTATCCTAATGCTCTTTTCTTTGTTAAAGCAATTTTTCTTCTTCTAATTATCTGCGCCATTTCAGCTCTTCTTTTTCTTTTAGCCTGCATAGCGCCGAGTTTTCTATGTAATCTTTCAACATTTGTCATTCTAACTAAATGACCATGTTTATCATATCTCCAACCTTTCACATTTGAAATATATTTTCTTCTTTGCAGTTTACCCTTTCGGATTCTTGCATTTATAATTTCAACTCTTCCGACTCTACTTATGTTTCCTTCTGATATAAACTCTTTAAAAGTAAACATCGCATTAAGGAACACGTTGTCCTGTTACGTCATATTGTAAGTACGCATTAGCATAACCAGATTCTTTATTCAATGTTAAAATAATTGTGTAAACGTCATTTCCTGTGGCATTATATGTTGCTAAATTGAGATCGCCTGTTGGACTTGTTGCATTGTTTGGAATGTAATAATCAAATATACCTGCTTGACCGCCACCAAATGACACGATACCTGTATTGCTTGATGCTCCAATCCATTGTAAAGCAACAAATCCATTGGTCATATCTGATGCAAATTGCATTTTAGCAATACTGAATAAGCAAGTTTGTGAAGTGTTGGCGAATGATAATGCATTTGCAGTAACAACTACTGTATTGCTGTTAGCTGTTGCTGATGCATTATAGTATCCGTGGATTTTGACACGAGTTGTTGTGCCTTCGTCGCTTAAAATTTGAACTTCTGGTGCATTTGCTGCCATATTACTATTCCTTAAATTTCGTTCGCTCTAATGAATTTAACAACATCGTTAAAATCAGCAGGCGAAGCATTAACTTTTGCTGCTAATCTATGCTTATTGTAAGTATTTATCATGTCTCTCAGCTTTTTAATTGAAGCTGCTGTTACAGGTTGAACGTTCTTCATCACTGCACCATTTGGAAACATTACGTCTCCAGGTTTACCTTTAGCAATAGATCCCAACTTTTTCCATATGGTTTGGTCTTCATGAACCTTACCAAATCCTAATTTTTCAGAGCCAAACTCATGAGGAAAATATGGAACACTTACATCAAGGTTAAGTAGGTCATTGTGGTAGAGAGCGACTCTTTGGCCATTAGGAAAATTTCTAATAGCCTTGCGCTTCAACAACACAACCATCGGAGGGTCTGGCAGCTTCGATTTAACCTTTTTCAGTGTTCCTTTTATTTCGCTTAGAGTTTTCATGACTCAACTTATTCTTCTTCCTCATGATGTTTCTTGCTGTGCTTATGAGCAAGTTTCATCATTTTCTTTGTCATTTTATGGTGTAATTTACCATGTTTCTTTTCATATTCTTCTTTGTGGTAAATGTAGCTTGGTGGTACTTCTGTTTTTCTACCAACAATATACTTCATGCGTTCACGTTGAGATGGTGATGATGAATAACCGCTGTTATGGTGTTTTGCAACATCACGATGACGCTCAATTGTATCATCTGTTGTATCTCCAAAGGTATTTGGGAACACTGATCTTACAACTTCATTTGGCTTTAGATGTTGCGCTTCAACATGTTTTGGTGAACCAAATTCATTTAATGCTTTGTGGTGTGGATGTTCTTTTGAACCAACACCTTCTACACCGTGATGCTTACCATGATGCTTACCATGATCATCGTGGTGCGGATTCATTTTGCTATGAATTTGCATACCTTTTGAATCACCTGGAGCTGGATGTTCTTTAGAATGTATATCACCTACATGTTTTGCAGGAGCTGGATAATGCCATGATTTCTTACCAGCTTTTGGTGTTCCCATTCCTGTGAAACCACCAACTTGCTTATAACCTTTTGCGTCTTCTTCAATTGATTCGTCAAAACGTTTTGAAGATTTTTCTCTCGACAATAAAGAGTTACGCTTAGCTAATTCAGCTTTAATATGTGGTATATATTTGTGAATTTCGCCACCACCAGATAATCCCATATTAAAATGGTGCAAATATTGTAAATGTATAGTTGGTGCTTTAGAAATAATGCTCTTAGCGTGTGCGCTTGACTCTGCATCATCGATCTTATTGGCTAACTTGTCAGCTGCTCCGTAACTAAATGCTCTAGCCTCCGCCACACTATAGCTTTCCGCCACTTCTTCATGAATAGGATGACCTGTTAATTCATGATGAGCCTTAGCGTGCATTTTTGCTTTTTCCATATGGTGGTGAGCAGCATGATGATCACCATGAGCCATAGCTTCTGTATGCTTATTAATATGAGCATGGAAATTAATTTTGTGGTGTTCAGCAGCAGCTGCAGTTGCTGATGCGTTAGCAACATGATGTGCTAATTCGCTATGTGCTAATGGGTCACCCATTCTTTCTGATGATTCAGATTCGCACATGCATTTCGCTTTACCGCATTCTGGGCAAACGTGTTTCTTTTCAGTAAAGAAGCTTTGAGCAATTTCTTGTTTCTTTGCTTCTAATACATTGAATACTTTTTCTGATACTGCTGCTTCAAATGATTCTTTGAATGCTACGGCATCTTGCTGTTGAATAAAGTCGATAAATTTAGTTGCCATCTTATTTGCCCTTTGCAGTTTCTTTTGTAAATGGAAGTTTTGATTGACCAGCAGGAATATGTGGCTTTAGCCAAATTTTTGCCAATGGCTTTTCATTTGTAAACCCGCCACCCATTCCTGGACCTTTGTTTAATTCGTCAGGATTTAAACCTTCAACGTCTGTTCTTGCACCTTCAGCAGTAAATCCACCCTTATGACTTGCTTTCTTTGAAGCATCAATTGTAAGAAGACCTCTTACGTCTTTTTGAAGATCTGACTTATTGTCAGCTGCTGGGTTGTGGTGAATTTGTTTGCTGATTTCTGCAGATAGTTTTTCAGCTACATGCTTTTTTCTTTCAGCAAGAGCAGCCATAACCTTCTCAGCGACTGTTTGTTCAAACAGATCTTTGAAAGCTGCTGCGTTCTTTTCTTCGGCAAAAACAACTAAATTCGACATTTTATGTTCCTGTTTCTTGTGTATCTTTGAATAATGCAGATACTTTTTTATTTATATCATCGCCATCTTGAGAACTATCTTCAGAGCCGCCATCTCCTTGTTCTGGAGCGCCACCATCAGGCTGCTGCTGCATTTGTTGTTGTTCCATTTCTTCAGCTTCTTCATCCATTTCTTCTTTCATTTTTTCAATTTCGCTTTCATCGAATTGAAGAACATTCTCTTGAACCCAGCGACGAGAATAGAACTGGCCAATATATGGCTGTACAGTTGCAAGCATGTTTAGACGATTTTGTAATAGCTCTGCTTCTTTAAGTTCTGTAAAATTATTGTCCTTAATGAAGTCATAACGGATATCTTGTTTAAAGGTATTCCATTCGTCTAAAGTACAAATGCCCTTAAGAGCTAATTGACGAGCAAGTAATTCGTCAAAAATTGTAGAGAAACGTGAGCGAAGTTTATCAACGAACTTGTCAAACTTTAATTCGTCACGAGTGATTTCATTAGAACGACCTAATGAAAATCCTTGTTGAGATTCAAGTCTTGAAACAGGAACGTTTAATGCTCTGTAGAGTTTCTTTTCAAAGTAAAGAACGTCATCCATCTGGCCAAGGTTTTGACCTGCTGGAAGAGTTGTAATTTCGGTGGACTTGCCTTCGCCACGACGTGGCATCCAGAAGTCCTCAAGCATGGACATATGCTTACGATCATCGCGGATTTCACCTGTGCCAGCATCATACGTGAGCTTATTGCGATATTTTGTCATAATATCTTTTAAGTATTGCTCTTGTTTGTTTCTTGGCATATTGCCTACGTCGACGTAGAATACGCGACGTTCTGGTGCACGGGATACACGATAGATAACCGTTGCGTCTTCAACGAAGCGCAACTGGTTCATTGGACGGATAGCTTTATGTAGATATGAAAGCACCGTCGATTTTGCTGGATCAAATAGTCCTGATGTTAAGTGGACAACCGAGTCCTCGCTTAATTTAACGCCTCCAGCATAGCTTCCCAGTAATTGTGGCGACTGTACATTGTTATTAGTTAATTTCTCGTTGTACAAATAGAATGTTTCAATTCTATCAATAACTTCTGTACCGTTTTCTTTTTTCTTTGTAATGTTACGGATTTTACGAATACGTCTTGGGTCGATGTAAATTAATTGTTTGATACCAGCACGTGTATTTTCTGGGTCAATTACAACGTGATAGTATAAACGTCCATCAACATACCAACGACGGAAAATGTCTGATGCGAATGAGCCGAAATCTAGAAGTTTTACAACCTCTTTGAATTCGGCTCTAATCATTTTCTTAATACTGTCTGGTTGGTCTAATTCGTCAAGATCTATTTTTACAATATGTCCACGATTATCATGAACGATTGCTTCATTGACGATATCTTCAATGGCTGTTTCCATTTCTGGTTGCATTGCCATTGTACGATATTTGGTGATTAAATCGATTTCAGTTCTATAAGAACCGTCTAGGTCGACATAAATGCCGTAGTGTGCGCCAGTCTGAACGTTAATCGCACCGTCTTCGAGTTGCGGTGTGACTGGCGATGGTAATAGTTCTTCTCCGTCTTCATCGCGGACAATTCTAAAACCAAATAATTTTATTCCTGCCATGTATTTTTCCTCATAATATCAAAATCAAAATAGGGAGGGCGAGCCTCCCCACATTATGTTCCTTCAAAATTAAAGAGTAGGAATACCAGATGGTAGATAGTACTGGTATGCGAATGTTACGTTAAATTCTTCTAACTGGTCATTTGATTGCCAGTTCAAGTCAATTGCGCTAAGATTGGTTGGCCACATGCCTACAAATTGGTATTGTTTAATTACATTACCACTCTTACCGAATTGTGACACAGTAGCATTAACACCATAACCACTGTCAACGTTAGCTGCCACATTTGATCTTGCGTTACCAACTGGACCGTTAATATTTGAATGCCATTGTTCCATTGCATTTCTGATTAGGAAGTCTTCATCATTAATAATTTGTACTTGCCAATCAGCATAAGTGCGGTTTCC